GGACAGAAGAAAACACAGATATTGCTTTAGGTATACATAGTGGAGATCATTCAATATACCCAGATTGTAGACAAGAATTTAGAGATGCAGATGATGAAGCTTTTAGATTAGGTAATTGGGAAGCTGAAAGAGTTAGCTATTGGACACCTTACCTACTAGGAGATAAATTTACTATTCTTCAAGATGGTGAGGTATTATGTAAAGAATTAGGATTAGATTTTAATGAAGTTTATAAACGAACAATGACCTCCTATAAACCAATCCACATTTATGGTGGAGAGGGAGATAGCTGGTATGCCGATTATAAATCAGCTTCATCTGTAGAGAGAATAGAGGCGTTTATCAAGTTAGGTAGACCTGATCCATCACAATATGCTGATGGGAATGGTAAAGTAGATTACGAAACAGCTAGAATATATGTAGAGCAAATTCTTTCAGAATATGAAAAAGAACAATTAAATATAAAATAATATGAGCGACGGAATAACAGAAGCAAGACGAGGAACTTATTTTTCCAAAGGCAAATTACCAACCCATGATCCCCAAACCGGAGATAAAAATCCACATTACTTGGAAATGGGAGAAGAGGAAAATCCATATAAAGTAAAATATACCCCAGATCCAAAAATGCACCAATATATAAGTTTTACTAAATCACTAATCCGAATAATAGGGTATATTTTCCTCCCCTTTAATTTGGTAGTTGCAACAGGAATTCTTATATTGAGCGAGTTAGTAGGAATAATAGAAGAATTAGTATAAAAATAAATAAATAAAATTATGAATAAAGGAATAGTATATTTTAGCGCACCGTGGTGCCAACCTTGCAAAACATTAGGACCAATAATGGATGGTTTAGCAGGTGAAGGGATAAATCTTAAAAAAGTAAATATTGATTACGATACTTTATTTGCTCAAAAATACAATGTGAAAAACATCCCAACATTAGTTTTAACTGATTTAGAAGGAAATGAATTAGGGCGTAAAGTTGGAATTCAAACTAGACAAGAAATTTTAAATTGGTATAATGGGTAAATTTCAATCAAGCAAAGTATTTGACGGATTTAGCACAGTGTTTCGTCAATGGAAAGCAGAAGATACACACTGTAGATTTCTCCATGGTTATGGTATCTCATTCAAAGTATATTTTGAAGGTGAATTAGACGATAGAAATTGGGTTTGGGATTTTGGTGGTATGAAACGTGCTAAAACTCAAATTGATGGTAAATCACCTAAAGAATGGATGGATCATATGTTCGATCACACAGTTATTGTTGCTGAAGATGATCCAGGAATGGGTGGTTGGAAGACAATGGATGGTTTAGGTGTAATTCAGTTAAGAGTTATTGAAGCTACAGGTGCCGAAAAATTCGCTGAATTTATCTTTAATAAATTAAACCCATTTGTATTAGAAGAGACTGATGGTAGGGTTAGGGTTACTAAGGTGAAGTTCATGGAACATGGAAAAAATGCAGCGTATTATGGAGAATAAACAATTAAAAAGAATAGAAGATTATAATAAAACTCTACCAGTACTAGAAGTTTATACTGCAGTACAATCAGAAGGTAGTAGACAAGGTTACCCTACCATTGTAATTAGAACTACAGGGTGTACGCATCGCTGCTATTTTGGTGAAGGTGGTTGGTGTGATTCATTTTATACTTCAATTCATCCAGAAAAAGGAATATTTAAATTCCAAGATATTATCGATATGTACGATGCAAATCCTCATATTACAGAAATGATGTTAACTGGAGGTTCTCCTACTATGCACCCAGCATTAGTGAATGAATTAACTAACTTTGCAGGTGAGAGAGGAATATTTGTTACTATTGAAACTGAGGGTTCTCATTATCTTCAAACTGATTATCCTATTAATCTATTATCTATTAGTCCCAAATTTTCAAATAGCGTTCCGGTTATTGGTGCTATTACTCCAAAGGGGAAAGTTGCTGATGAGAAGATGATTAAAACCCATAATAGATTAAGATTAAACACTAGTGCTATTGCAGATTCAATCATTTACCATCACGATTTCCACATTAAACCCGTTATAGATAAAAATTTATCCATCCTCCCAGAAGTTGAAAAATTTATCGATGAATTAGCAGATGCTTTAGTTGAGAGAGATTTTGGTTCTAGTGAGTGGGAAGATATTGCTTTTGATAAAGAAACAGTTTTAGAATATTTAAAAGAAAAAACATGGTGTATGCCAGCTGGGGATGATAGACCATCGTTAATGGAATCTTATCCTATAGTAATGAATATGTGTAGAGATAAAGGATATAAATTTACAGGTAGAGCACACATAATGGCCTTCGGGACAGAGAGATGTGTGTGATTGGTATAGGTTAGGGAAAATTCCAAACAAATTAAATATGATAGAACCAAAAAAAGATTTAGAAACCGCAGAAAAAATAGTTGAAGCTGTTAATAAAACAACTAACGATTATGATGCTATAGAAAAAACTACAATAATCTTAAAAAGTTATTTAAATAAAGTAAGGAATGAAAGAGCTGATAAATCAAAAGGAAATTGAAATCCAAACCAAAATTATAGGTAAACAAATTGCTGATAATCATAAAGGAGATAAAACACCAGTTATAATGGTGGGTTTACTTAACGGTTGTTTTGCGTTTTACAGCGATTTAGTTCGTGCTATGCCGATTGCGGTGGAATGTGATTTTATGCGCGTTAAATCGTATACAAAGCGCAAACAAGGCGATATACAAATCACTAAAGACCTAGAAACAGCAATAAAGGGTAAGCATGTTTACATTGTAGATGATATTTACGACACAGGTAATACAATGGCTGCTGTTATAGAATATTTAGAAGTAAAACACCCAGCTTCCATTTCACTTGTAGCTTTGGTTACTAGAGAAACATCCCCAAAACCTAAAAATCAAAAACTATATAAAGCTTTTACTATTAAAGATGAGTGGATAATTGGAATGGGGTGTAACGATGAAAATGGACACAACAGAAATTTACCTTCAATTTGGGCTCTGTAAATAATGTTCGTATATTGCGGTATAAATAAAAAAGTTATAAATGGAAAATAAACGTAGAAAAATCCACGAAGAATTAGAAGTGGTACAAACCGGATTCGCAAATGGTGTTGCTGAAGGTTTCCCCCTTAACAATGATGAGAAACTATTAATGATTAGTGAAGCAGAAGAGGCTTATGGTAAGTTTCTTGATGCCTTAAAATGTGATTGGAGAAATGATCCAAACTCAATGGAAACACCAAGACGTGTAGCAAAAGCATATGTTAATGATTTATGGGCTGGACGTTACACAGCAATGTCTCCTATTACTTCATTCCCTTCAGATGGTTACGATGGCATTGTAATTGAAAGAAATATTCCACTTACATCTATGTGTTCTCACCACCATCAAACAATTGGGGGTGTAGTTCATATTGGTTACATTGCTGGGGAAAGTGGTCAAGTAATTGGTTTATCAAAACTTAATAGAATCGTAGAATTATTTGGTCGTAGAGGTGCTATCCAAGAACAATTAACATCAGCAATTCACAATGCTGTAGATAAGATTACTGAAGGTAACTTAGGTGTAATTGTTACTATAGTTGGAACACACAACTGTGTTTCATGTAGGGGTGTTAAGCATCAAGGGGCTGCAATGGTTACTACTAAAGCATCTTTAGCGTTTAGAGATGATAAAAATAATGCACGTAAAGAATTTTTTGACAGTCTGAAGATTAATAACGGAGGACATAATATTTAAATAAATAATAGTTATGAAAAAAGTAAAAGTACCATTCGTAGATGAAGTAGAGGAGTTTAATGAAGTTATGGGGAAAAGTTATCAAAACCGAACAATCCCAACCATCAACCCTAAAGATGCCCAGTTTGTAATTGATTTCATTCAAGAAGAGCTAGATGAATTAAAAGTAGCAGTGAAAGAAAAAAATATTGTTGAAATATTTGATGCTCTGCTTGATATTACTTATGTAGGTTTAGGTAATGGAGCTTTAGTATTTGGATTAAAGGATAAAATGTTAGATGGTTATGCTGAAGTACAAGCATCTAATATGTCTAAAATATGTCAAACATTAGAAGAAGCAGAAGAAACGGTTAAATTACGCTCCGAACAACAAGGTGAACCTTGTCACCATTTAAGTGATGGTAAAGGCAAGTACGTAGTATATCGTAGTTCAGATAATAAAGTAATGAAATCAGTTAACTATTTCCGACCTAACCTCCACCAATTCTTTACTGAAGAAGAACTTATAAAGACATTCCTAAAAGATTAACCTTACGATTAAAAATAAAAGTTATGAGTTTTAAAAAAGCATTTGCCCAAAGGTTAAGTGGAAATACTTACTTAATTCATCTGTGGGATGATGGAGGTTATCAAAAAATAGAATGGGTCAACCAAGCTTATATCGAGTGTGGTGAAGCTGATGCTACCCATCTAGGGTTAAATGGTGAACCACTCCAAAAAACCCGAAACTGGAAATCTGATAATACTAGACTTCATTTCCACGATATGACTCCATACCAAAAGTTCCTAGTTGAAAAATATGGCATTAATGATGAACCTTCAACTACACATCGAGAAGTATTCTTTGATATTGAAACTGAAATGGGAGATGCTCTTACTGAAGAATATATCAAATCAGCACCTAAAAAAGTAACATCAATTGCGTGGTATGATAAACAGGTAGATTTATGGGGAGTTCTTATATTAGATGCAAAGGGTCAACTCCAACACACTAAAGCAAAAAACAAGGAAATTATCCCATGTCGCACTGAGGATGAATTGTTAATGAAATTCCTAGAAAAATTTAGGGAAATTGATCCTGATATTTTAGTAGGGTGGAATAGTGATTACTTTGATATCCCTTACTTATATTATAGAATCTGTAATGTTTTAGGTGAAGATATTGCTCGTTACTTATCCCCAATAGGTAAAGTTAGAGAAACACCTTGGTATAAAGATCAATACATTCAGATAGCAGGTGTTGAATCACTTGACTATATGCGCTTACATAAGAAATTTAGTTGGGCTGATGAACCATCATTTAAATTGGATGCTATTGGGGAGAAATATGCTGGGTTAAATAAAATAGAATACGATGGTAATTTAGATAAATTGTTTGAGGATGATCCATTAAAATTCATTCAATATAACTTTAGAGATGTTGAAATACTTAAAGTATTAGATGAAAAATTAGAGTATTTATCTTTAGTAAAAAATCTAGCACATAAGGGAAAACACAATTATAGTGAGGTTTACGCTAATACCAAAACCCAAGATGGAGCAATTTCAGCTTATCTATTAAGTAAAGGTATCATACCACCTGCTAAAGAACGTAACCCACTATCAAAGAAAAATTATGCTGGTGGGTATTTGTTTTGTCCTAAAGCTGGTATTTACAACTATGTATTTGATGAAGATTTAACTTCACTATACCCTTCAATTATTATGACTATTAATATTGGTAAAGAAACAATGGTTGGTAGGATTATAGATGCTGATGATAGAAACAATCGATTAGGGTTAAATGACTTACATAGAAGAGACCCAGAGGAAGAGTTAATAGTTGAAAATGCAAAACGTAGACGCACTAAAGTCCCAGTAGCAAAACTAATTAGAATGATTGAAGAAAATGAATTATCAGTTTCTGCTAATGGTGTTTTGTTTAGAACAGATAAAGAATCAGTATTATCAACCATCCTAAAAAAATGGTTTGATGAGCGTGTGCTATATAAAGATAAAATGAAGGAAGCATATCAGGCCGGAGATAAAGAAATGGGAGCCGGGTTTCATATGAAGCAGTATACAATGAAGATTTTATTAAATTCACTCTATGGTGCAACCGCTTTAGGAAGCTTCAGGTATGGAAACGTAATTCTAAGTGAAGCTATAACACTCTCAGGACAGCGCATAATCCAGGAGAGTGCTTTAACAGCAAATCGTCATATAAACAAGGTTATTAAAAACGGTATAGAATTATGAAACATATAGAAGATACTCCGTGGTGGATTTGTGATCCTGAAGATACTAACTATGTAGCCTACTCAGATACAGATTCTATTTATATTCATGCAGAACCATTATTAAGACATTTATATCCTAATTTTGAGGAAATGTCCAGTGAAGAAAAAGATGATAAACTAGAAGTTATTGCTTTAAAATATCAAGATATTATTACGGATTCTTATGGGGATTTAGCCACAAATTGTTTTAATGCAAAAGGTACACATAGATTAGAAATGAAGACTGAAGCCGTTATTCGTGCAGCCTATTTTAGAGCAACTCGAAGATATGCCCAGTGGATTACTAAGCAAGAAGGTATTAAAAAAGAAACTCTTGATGTAAAGGGTCTTGAGTTTAAGAAAGCTAATTTCCCCCCTGTACTAGGTAAGTTTTTTCATAAAGTATTAGTAGACGTGTTGAAAGGCACTAACCAACCTGAAATCGATGCTCGTGTCAAAGTATTTAGACAGCAAATATTAGACGGTACTATACCGTTAACTGAGTTAGGCAATCCAACATCAGTCAAAACTTTGAATAAATATACTGAACGTAAAGCTCGTGCTGGTGAAATGATGACAACCGTGGCTAAAGGAGCACCTGCAGCTGTAAGGGCAGTTATTAGACATAATGACTTATTGAAGTTTTGGGGGTTAAATGGTAAACACAGTTATATTACTCAAGGTGATAAAGTTAAATGGATTTACTTAAAACCAAACCCATACCACATCGATGCTGTTGCTTTTTTAGACTTTGATTTAGCAGATAAAATTCGTACATTCATCGAGGAATATGCTGATCGTAAGAAAATTTTTGAATCAATCCTACTGAATAAAGTTGAAGGGTTCTATGGAGATTTAGAGTGGTCTCTCTCTTTGAATCCTTATCGTGAAATGTTTTTTAACTTATAATAAATAAAATGACAAATAAATTAATACTTCAATCAATAATTAATAAATACTATTTAGGGCTTAATGAGTCAGTTAGATGGGAAATTAATAATAATACAGTAAACATTGATTTTATGACTCCTACAAAGGATGTTATAGGAAGTGTTTCGTGTGATAACTTTGAACTGGAAGATAGTAAATTAGCTATTTATGATACTAAAAAATTACAAAACTTAATTAGTATTTGCAGTGGTGATTTACTTCTGGAATTAACAAAGAATAATGCACTCAATACTAAACTTCAAATATCAGATTTAAATTTCAACCTAACATATGCACTATCTGATCCATTACTAATTGGTAAAGTTGGAACTGTAAACAATGCCGAGTGGGTTGTTGAATTAAATTTAGAGGAAGAAGATATAACTAACTTGATTAAAGCCAAAAGTGCATTAGCATTAGTAGATAATATGATAGTTACAACAACAACTAACCTAGATGATGAAGATGTTGTTGAATTTGTATTTGGTGATGAATCTGGACATAATAACAAAATTACATACCAAATGTCGGGTTCTATTAAAGAACAAAATATGAAATTACCATTTAACTCAGATATGCTAAAAACTATCCTCCAGGCAAATAAAGATATGGAGGGTGGGAAATTATATTTAAGCTCAATGGGGCTTATGAAATTAGAATTCTCACATGATGGAATTTCTAGTGAGTATTTTATGGTGCGTCGTGTTGAAACAAATTTTTAATATACGTATACTCGATATAAGTTTACAGCTAGGGCATAAAGTTATATTAATATTAACCGCTGATCTAAAGACAGCACAAAATTAAATGATATGAGTACATTATTTTATGAAGAGACTATGTCTCCCTTCGATATTTTATATCGAAATTATTTCAAAGCAGATGAAGCATTCGCTCCTGCACTAAATTCAAAACAACCCCACCCCTTAGACATCTATCACGATAAAGACGGTCTCTACTTTGAAATTGCCTGCACAGGTCTTAGCAAAGAAGATATCCAACTTAAAGTTGAAGGAGATGTTCTATCAATTATCTATCAAAAACCTGATGAAAATGAACCTAAAGATTATTCGGGTTATATTTACCACGGTTTAAGTAGAAAATCCTTTAATTTAGGGTACAAAATTGTACCTAAGTTTGATTTAACTAAAATCACAGCAGAAATGGAAAATGGGTTATTGTTAATAACTCTCCCACTTTCAGTAGAATTAAAACCAAAATCAATTAAAATTAAATAAAAGTTTTCACACAATAACGTGTCCTAGCGTAAATTTATTCGTATATTACGGTATAAATAAAAAAAGTTATCTAAAATTATGAGTTGTACTATTATTAAAGATCCCGCAATTAATCCATTTTTCATTTCCAAAGATCAGTATTGTTATACTGTAATGGAAACAATTACACCTGACAAGAAAAACCTAGGTAGGTTTGGTAATAAAGGTAATAAAAGTGAAGGTGAGAATTATGAAAAAGCATTAGGTCATTTCAGCACCTTACCAGGTGCCTTAAAGATGATTGTTAAGTCTAAAGTAGATTTAAAACCCGAATATGATACTATCCAAGATTATATAGGAGAGATCCGAAATCAACAGGATGAAATGAAAGAATTATTAAATAAAATAGGAATATAATATGAAGTTAGAAGCAATGTTCGATGCGGTTATCGTAAAACCGATTAAGGAAGAGGAAACAATGTATGGAAATATCATTGTGCCTGATTTAGGAAAAGACAAAAATGAAAAAGGAGAAGTAGTAGCTGTAGGACCAGGTAAATTCTCAGTCACCGGAGATCATTTCCTTAAAACTAATGTTGAAATTGGTGATGTAGTTGTTTTACCAACTATGGGGTTTACAAAGTTAGAACATGATGGTGAGGAATATTTCGTAGGACCAGAGGCAATGATATTAGCAAGAATTAAAAAATAAATAAAATGTCAGTAGATTTAAGAAAAGAGATAAAATTTGGAGCAGAAGCTCGAAAACAATTAATGGATGGTATTGATATCCTAGCGGATGCCGTAGTAAGCACATTAGGACCTAATGGTAGAAATGTATTAATTGACCAATCCCCGGCACCACCACAATCAACAAAAGATGGTGTTACAGTAGCAAAAAATGTGATTGTAGATGGTCATATTCAAAATCTCGGAGTTCAAGTAGTTAAAGCTGCTGCTACCAAAACCGCCGATAAAGCAGGTGATGGTACAACAACTTCCACTTTACTAGCACGTGAGATGATCAAAGAAGGTTTATCACATCTTAACAATGGAGCAAATGCTACTGAAGTTAGACGTAGCATTGATAAAGCAGTTAAAGAAGTAATTAGTGTTCTTAAAGCTAATTCCGAAGATATATCATCTGAAGACCAACTAGAACAAGTAGCTACTATATCAGCCAATAACGATCCAGAAGTAGGAAAGTTAATTGCTACTGCAATTGATAAAGTAGGTAGAGATGGTGTAGTTCACATTGAAGAAAGCAAATCAGGTGAAACTTATCTTGAAACTGTAGAAGGTATGCAATTTAATCGTGGTTATAAATCCCACTTCTTTGTTACTGACAATAACTCAATGTCTTGTAAATTAGACGATGTTTATGTTTTAATTGCAAATCACAGTTTTACACAGGTAAAAGAATTATTGCCTATTTTAGAACAAGTATCAGCAACTGATAAATCACTATTAATAATTGCCGAAGATATTGAAAATGAAGCATTAGCAACATTGATTGTTAATAAAGCCCGAGGTGCTTTGAAAGTAGCAGCAGTTAAAGCTCCAGATTTTGGAGATCGTCGTAAACTTATCTTAGATGATATAGCAGCCGTAACCGGTGGTGTAGTATTTGACAAAGATAAAGGTATGAAATTAGATAAATTTAGCTGGGATTGGTTTGGTCAAGCTCGTGCAGTCACAATTACAAAAGAAGAAACTACAATTGTAGATGGTAATGGTGCTGAAGAAGATATTGAATTAAGAGTATCTGAACTTCAAAATCAAATCGAAGAATCGAAAACCCCATTTGAAACTGAACAATTACAAAATCGTTTAGCCAAAATGGTAGGTGGCGTTTCTATAATTCACGTAGGTGGTTATAATGAAACTGAAATGAGAGAAAAGAAAGATAGAGTTGATGATGCCTTGCATGCTACAAAAGCTGCACTTGAAGAAGGTATTGTACCTGGTGGTGGGGCAGCTTTACTAGCCGCACGTAAAGGAATAACATTAGGTAGCATAGGTGCTGGTATTGTGTATAAAGCTTGTGGTAAACCATTCGAACAAATCCTAGTAAATGCTGGTAAATCATCAGTAGAAGCTCAGATAGTTGGTTATAGTTTAGATGAAACAAATTCATGGTTAGGTTATAATATCAAAACCGAAGAAGTTGTAGATATGAAAGAAGCAGGTATATGCGATCCAGCTAAAGTAACACGTACAGCATTAGAAAATGCAGCCTCAGTAGCAGGAACATTACTATTAACCGAATGTGTTTTAGTTCCCCACCCTGATAAGAAAGATCCTACACCTGATGAAATGCATTATTAATCATGGGTAAGAAAATTATAGAACATAATGAGTTAATTGCAGTTAGAATCCCCCCAGGTGACAAGTGGTCACTTGTGGGAGATCCTAAAAAGGAAATCTTTTCAACTTTAACAGATACTTTAGAAGCATTCCTCCATCAAACCAATTTTAAAGGATCTTATAGATTAGACCCAATGGATAGTAAATTATATGCTATTCAATCTACAGAGGAAGAAGTATTAAAAGAAGAACCTAAAATGTTTTCTTTGTATGGAGAATTTAAACAAGGCACATAAAATTTGGATAAGTCAAAAATAATTCGTATATTTAAACCATAAATAAGAATATGAGTGTAGAAGGAATTTTATTAGGATTAGGGTTAGCATTAAATGTTGGTCTATTTATATGGGGTGTTTTTTATCTTGCAAAAGCAATTAGAGATAACAATAAAAACGATTTTCTATAATGATGAATAAAGAACACAGCTTACTAACTGAAAAGTATCGACCAGCTAAACTGGAGAACTATGTTGGGAATGAACATATTAAGAAGACTATTAAACAATATCTTGAACAAAATGATATCCAGAATTTTATATTTCAGGGTCCAAGTGGAACTGGAAAAACTACACTGGCTAAAATTATTGTTAAAAATTTAGATTGTGATTACCTCTACATTAACGCGAGTGATGAGAGAGGAATTGAAACTATAAGAGATAAAGTATCAGGTTTTGCTAGTACAATGTCATTTCAACCCTTAAAGGTAATTATTTTAGATGAAGCTGATTTTTTAACAATTCAAGCTCAAGCATCTTTACGTAATATTATTGAAACATTTTCCAAAACCACCCGTTTTATCATGACGTGTAATTTTGTAGAACGTATTATTGATCCATTACAATCTCGTTGCCAGGTATTAAAAATAATACCACCAACTAAGAAAGACGTTGCTAAACATATTGCTTGGGTTTTAGGTGAGGAAAAAATTGAATTTGAATTAGGAGATATAGTAATTATTGTAAACCAATTCTATCCTGACTTACGTAAATGTCTCAACACAATACAATTATCAACCCAAAATAATAAACTTATAATTGATAAATCAATACTTGTATCATCTAATTATATGGCTCAAGTAGTTAAAGAATTATCAAAACCTAAACCCAAATGGAATGAAATTAGACAAATTATTGCAAACTCCAATGTTCAAGATTTTGAAGAGTTATACCGTTTCCTTTATGATAACGCTAATTTATATTCACCAGGTAGTGAAGGAATGGTGGCGATCCACTTAAATGAATACTCATATCAAGCAAATTTCCGTATTGATAAAGAAATTTCAGTGATGGCTTTAATAGCAAAACTAATAGAATTAAAATAAACAATAAATAAATAAGCAAATGTCAGAACAAGAAAAAATGAATCTCAATGTAGATTTGAAAACCACAACAGCAATCGAAACACCTGATGGTGGTCAAGTATTTAATCAAGGAATACTTCTTCGTAAAGTATCAAAATTTGTAGTAGGTGCTGAAGAAGATGCAGTAATGCCAATTCCAGTATTCTACGATCCTACATCAGGTAAAATTCTAGCAAGTACTATCCCATTGGAACTTAGAGAAGAATATAAAGAATATTCTATTTAATGTCTAAAACAGAGGTAAAAAATATTTTTGGATGGTTGGATGAGATAACTGTAAAGAAATCTCATCCAGATTCCTTCTCTGAAAAAGATTGGGATAAATGGAATTCTTACATGATACATAGATATTTATCGATGTATATAGGTTACATTGATATTGTGAATTATGTGCAAAAAGTAAGCCCACAAAGTAAGAAACAAATATATTCAATCTACCTCGAAATGATTCCTAAAAAGAAAGTATACCTCAAATACATTAAAAACGAAAATAAAAAACATTATCAAGAATTAGCAGGATATGTTGCTAAATACTTTGAATGTTCTCTTGGTGAAGCCGACCACTACATTGATATTTTACGAGATGGTGTTAGAGGAATTTTATGGGATATGGGAGTAAATGAAGAAGACGCAGAAAAATTAATAAAAAAAGCCAAGTTATGAGTAAATTAAAAAACATGCTCTACACATCAGCAATTGCTGATAAAGCAAAAGCATTATTAACCTTAGAGTTACTAGAAAAAAACCCGGCAGGTATTGGAGATCATTCAACTACAGATTTTTACAAAAATGCTGAAGAAGCAATTTCAATGTTAGCTGAAGCCGATGATAGGTTAGAAGCAATTGAAAAATATTTAACCAAAAAACAAGTTGTGTAATGGGGGTAAGTGAAAGACAAGAAGAAAAAACCAATATCGAGATTAAATCGAAATCAACTATAAATGATTTTGAATCAACATACCCTGAATTAGCTAAAGAATTTCAAATAATCCAACAAGAACAGTATAATTTATTTGCTGGTAAAATGATGGATTATGGAATTTCAAATATTTCTTTAGGGTCTACTCTCACAGAAAAAGAAGATGTACAGCTCTCGTTGACAGGTATTTGGTTGCGTTGTAACGACAAGATAAACCGCCTAAAAAACATGTTAAAGCGAGAGGGTCGCAGTTATGTTAATGATGAACCCATGATTGATAGTTTTATCGATATATCTAACTATGGTATTATAGCCCAGTTAGTGGTAAGGGGTAAATGGAAAAAATAAAGTTTTGGCTAAAAAAAATAAATTACCACAAATAGTAAAGGATATAAGAGCATATGAACCTGAAGCAATTAATTATGCTTATCAGAAGAATATCTCCTACTCTCAACTTTCAATGTATAGAAGTTGCCCTCACAAGTGGGCTCTCCAATATAAAGACGGAAATAAGTTATTTTCATCCACCATACACACTGTATTTGGTACTGCGTTACACCACGTTATTCAACATTATTTAGACGTAATGTATGACCAAACTGTAGTTGCTGCTGATAAGGAAGATATTGTTGAAATGTTTGAAGAAGCCTTAAGGGAAGAATATAAAATCCAATATAAGAAAAACAATAATAGCCACTTCAGTTCATCTGAGGAGTTAAGGGAGTTTTTTGAAGATGGGGTTAAAATAATCAAAACCTTTAAAGCAAAAAGAGGATTACATTTCTCTAAGAAAGGATGGCATTTAGTTGGATGTGAAGTACCAGTTGTTGTAACTCCAAATAAACGTTATAGTAACGTTATATATATGGGTTATTTAGATGTGGTAATGTATCACGAACCTACCAACTCATTCAAAATTATAGACATTAAAACGTCAACTCGTGGGTGGAATGATAAAGTTAAGAAGGATGAAGGTAAGCAATTCCAATTAATCTTATATAAACAATTCTTCTCTGAACAATTTAATATCCCAATAGAGAATATTGATGTCGAATTTTTTATTGTAAAACGTAAAGTTTATGATCACCCCGACTATGTAATACCTAGAATCCAAACATTCACCCCGGCGTCAGGTAAAGTAAAATTAAACAAAGCAAATAAAGCATTAAATGAATTTATAGAAGAAGCATTTAATAAGGATGGATATAAAGATAAGCAACATACACCTACACCTAGTAAGTGGGATTGTACATTCTGCCCTTTTAAAGATAGCCCAAAGTTGTGTAATGTAGCTCAATAGAATAATAATTTAAAATAAAACTATGTCAAACAAAGAAATGACACTAACAAGTGTAAAAGTAAACAGTGATTTATTTCACGAATTTAAAGTAGAATGTGTAAAAAGAAAATTCTCTTTTCAAAAATTATCTGATAGAACAATCCATTTATATCTTACAGATGAGGAATTTAGAAAAAAAATTACTAACCATACAAACTTGGATTTCGAAGAAAAATAAATTATATTCATACTATGAAAGAAGGTTACATAAAAAAAGAAGATAGAAAGAAAATTCTACTTCTAACGGATGATATTAGAGTACATTCGGGAGTTGCTCAAATTGGTAGGGAAATGGTTATTAATACCTCCCACCATTATAATTGGGTTCAATTAGCTGGAGCTGTAGAACATCCTGAAAAAGGTAAGAGGATAGATATTTCTGAGGATAATAACAAACAGGCAAATATTAACGACTCATCAGTGATTTTATATCCTGTAGATGGGTATGGGAATCCTGAAGTGTTAAAAACGGTCATTGAAATAGAAAAACCTGATGCTATTTTCTTAATCACAGATCCTAGATACTTTACATGGGTTTTCCAAATGGAAAATCAAATCCGTAAAACCATCCCAATAGCTTATCTAAACATTTGGGATAGTATGCCAGCACCTATGTATAATAGAGAATTTTATGAATCTTGTGATGCATTGTTTGGTATTTCTAAACAAACAGTAGGTATTAATCAGATAGTTTTAGGTAAAAAGGCAGATAATAAAATTATTAAATATGTTCCCCACGGTTTAAATAATAAAATGTTTAAACCTATGGATGAAACAGATAAAGAACTTCAAGAATTTAAAAAACACATATCAAGAGGTAAAGAATATGATTTTACTCTACTATTCAACTCACGAAATATTAGACGTAAATCCATCCCAGATACCCTTCTAGCATGGAAATTATTTTTAGAAAAACTCCCTAAAGAAGAAGCTGAAAAGTGTTTATTTGTTCTACACACCGAACCTGTGAGTGATCATGGAACTGATTTAGGAGCTGTTATTGAATTCCTTTTCCCTGATGGAAAATCAAATGTGATTATTTCAAACGCTAAATTACCTACAGATAAAATGAATTTATTGTATAATATCGCGGATGGTATTATTTTACTCTCATCAGCTGAAGGTTGGGGGTTATCATTAACTGAAGCCTTATTAACAGGTACTCCTATTATTGCAAACACTACAGGTGGGATGCAAGATCAAATGAGATTTGAAGATGAAAATGGTGATTGGATTAATTTCTCCCCAGATTTCCCATCAAACCATAGAGGTACTTACACAAAACATGGAGAATGGGTATTACCTGTATACCCAACCAACCTATCAATTGTAGGTTCACCTCAAACCCCATATATCTATGATGATAAGTGTTCTTTTGAAGATGCTGAAAATAAAATTATGGAACTTTACAAAATGGGTAATGACAAAAGAAAAGAAATTGGAAAAGCAGGTATGGAATGGGCTTTAGGAGATGAAGCAGGTTTCACATCCGAAAAAATGTCAGGTCGTATTATTGAAGGGATGGATGAATTATTTGATACTTGGGTACCAAGAGAAAAATTCGAATTCTTAAAAGATACAGATTTTGAAAAAAGAGTTTTAAAACATAAAATAATTTACTAAATGAAGAATACATTTTACATAAGTTGTCCTATAGATACTTACTCAGGATATGGAGGTCGCTCGCGTGATTTCGTCAAGGCACTAATTAAAAGTGACAAATATGATGTCAAAATTATATCTCAAAGGTGGGGAAGTACACCTTTTGGTTTTATTGATGATCATTTAGAAGATTGGGGATTTTTAAAATCCCACATACCCACATTAGAAGGTGGTAAACTTCAGGAACAACCAGACATATGGTGTCAGGTTACAGTACCCAATGAATTTCAAAAAGTTGGAAAATATAATATTGGTTTAACTGCTGGAATCGAAACTACAGCCTGTGCTTCTCCTTGGATTGAGGGGTGTAATAGAATGGATTTAATCCTAACTTCTTCTACTCATTCAAAAAACGTATTTGAAAAAACTAGCTATAATGGTAAAGATCAAAATGGTAATGATTTTCCCCTCAAATTAACAACCCCTTGTGAAGTTCTTATTGAAGGTGCGGATTTAGATGTTTACAAACCATTAAAAAATACTGAATTTAAATCCTCAACATTAAAAGAATCAATAAACTCAATCCCTGAATCATTTGCTTACTTATATGTGGGACATTGGATGCAAGGCGAAATGGGAGAGGATAGGAAAAATGTAGGATTGTTAATTAAAGCATTTTATGAATTATTTAAAAATAAAAAAGGTAAAAAACCTGCATTAATCTTAAAAACAAGTGGTGGGGGTTCTAGTTATATAGACCGGAATGAAATGCAGAAACGTATAGCTTCTATTAGAGAAAGTGTCCCATCAGATGATTTACCTAATATTTATCTACTCCACGGTGAATTCTCTGATAGGGAAATGAATGAGTTATATAACCATTCTAAAGTTAAGGCTATGGTCAATTTAACTAAAGGTGAAGGTTTCGGTCGTCCACTACTAGAATTTAGTCTATCAAACAAACCCGTTATAACAACTGGGTGGTCAGGTCAAATTGATTTTCTTCAACCAAAACTTTCAGGTTTAATGGGTGGCAAATTAACTAAGATACACCCATCAGCCCAACAGAAAGATATGTTAATTGAGGGATCTGAATGGTTTAGTGTTGATCATAACCATATAGGTCACTTCTTTAATGATGTAATCACAAACTATAAAGAATGGAAGGTAAAAGGAAAACGTCAAGGGTACTATAGTAGAACTAATTTTAGTTTCCAAAACATGGAAGAACAATTAGATAGTTTATTATCAAAATATGTACCAGTATTATCTAAAAAACTAGAACTCAAATTACCAAAATTGGGGGGTAGTAAATTACAATTACCAAAATTAAAAAAAGTATAATGGATAATTTAATTATATGTGATCGTTGTGGGTCTGATGCCTGCTATGTTAATGAAATCAATGAAGAAATAAAAAACTACCAATGTATGGGTTGTGGTTTTATTACTAACTCTTTAATGAAAAAAGATTCACAATTCCTTGAGGAACAGATGGAACTCCTCCCTAACCTATATAAGGAATTGATGGGAGAAGACAAGGAAGGTAAAGTTTGGATGCCTGCAACAATAAACATACCAAAACAAGGTATGGTGTTTGCAAATGGTACAAGTGCTGAAAATTGGAATTGGGGAGCTGTATTATCAATACCAGTTAAGGAAGATGAAAGAGAGAAATATCCAATACCTGGGAAAACTGGGGAGTTTTATGATAAACGAATGGATATGGATACTATTAAGGAATTTAAAGAAGGTGACTTCTTAGAGGCTTTAGATTATATTGGGGTTTTTAATGAATCCTAATTTGGTCTCCCACAATAAATTTCGTATATTCACACTATGATAAAAATTAGTTATGCCATACCAGTTTGTAATGAACATATTGAAATCCAACGACTATTAACATTTTTGTTAAAGCATAAAAGACACCAAGATGAAATTATAATTCTGTTTGATTCAAAAAATGGTACTCCTACAGTAAAGAATTATTTACATTCAAAATCAGTTAATAATGATTTTATTTGGTTTCCTTATGAGTTTGATGGTCATTTTGCTAATATGAAAAATAAACTAACAACTCAATGTAGTGGAGATTACATATTTCAAATTGATGCAGATGAGATTCCTAATGAAATATTAATAGAAAATATACCAGCAATTCTATCAGAAAACCCAGACAACGAAGTTTATTATGTACCTAGGGTAAATACTGTATCTGGACTTACTCCCGAACATATTAAAAAATGGAATTGGAATGTTGATGCTGAAGGTAGAGTCAATTATCCTGATTACCAAATGCGCATCTATAAAAATAACGGTGAAATTAAATGGAGAAATAAAGTACATGAAGTATTAGAAAACCATAAAAGTTTTTCGGCACTACCCTCTATGGAAGAACTATCTCTTTACCACCCAAAAGATATTAAACGACAAGAAAAACAAAACAGTTACTATAACACATTATAATGGAAGAACAAAAAACAATACTAATTACTGGGGTTGCAGGTTTACTAGGAAGTAGATTAGCAGATTGGATAATTAAAACATCCCCAGAATATAAAGTAATAGGAATTGATGATTTAAGTGGGGGTTTTAAAGAAAATATTAACCCTAAGGTAGATTTCCACCAATTGAATTTAGTAGATGGTGCGATTGATAGCGTATTTAATGCGTATAAAATCGATTATGTCTATCACTTCGCAGCCTATGCCGCTGAAGGTCTATCTCCGTTTATCCGCGCATATAATTATGATAATAATTTAAAATCCACAGCACGTATAGTTAATGAGTGTATCAAACACGATATTAAAAGACTGATATTTACATCAACTTTAGCAGTATATGGACATGGGTATGGTGGGGTTTTTGATGAAAGTCAACAACAAGCACCAATCGATCCTTATGGAGTAGCAAAATACGCCTGTGAAATGGATATTCAAATTGCAGGTGAGCAACACGGATTAGATTGGTGTATTATCAGACCACATAATGTATATGGTATTAAACAAAATATTTGGGATAAATACAGAAATGTATTAGGTATCTGGATGTACCAACATTTAAATGGCCAACCAATGACTATTTTTGGAGATGGTGAACAAACCCGAGCATTTAGTTTCATAGACGATTCAATCGAACCTTTATTTAATGCTGCCATAAGACCTGAAGCTAGTAAAGAAATTATTAATTTGGGGGGAATCGAGGAAGTATCTATTAATCAAGCAAGTAAAATTTTATGTAAAGTTATTGGTGAAGATATAGATGTTCAACATTTAGAAGGTAGACATGAAGTAAAACAAGCAATTCCAACCTACCAAAAATCAATGGATCTGTTAGGTTTTGAATATAAAACTACAATGTACAGTGGATTAACACGAATGTGGGAGTGGGCAAAAAATCAACCTATGAGGGATAGATTTGAGTGGAGTGAGTATGAATTAGATAAAGGAATTTATAGTTTCTGGGAAAATAAAAAATAAAAATTATGAAAAATGTTTATGACGTTACTAATGAATTAGAAAATAAACTAGCAGAATATACAGGAGCTCCATACGCAGTTTGTGTTGATAATGCTAGTAATGCTATATTTCTTTCTTTATACTATGAAAATCATATTAAAAACCGTATAAAAAATAAAACAGTAACCTGTCTTTCAAGAACATACCCCTCAGTTCCTTGTGAAATCATCCATGCTGGTTTAAAAATAGAATGGGAGCATGTTAAAGGAGAAACCATTACAGGTGCTTATCCTTTAAAAGGTAGTCGTGTATGGGATTCAGCATTAAGTTTTACTCATGATATGTACAAATCCAACACTCATATGTGTTTATCATTTACTGGGCCTTATAAACATTTTAAACTATCTAAGGGTGGCTGTATTATAACTGATGATCATGATGCTTATCTATGGTTTAAACGCGCTAGGTACAGTGGTAGACGTGAATGTTCATACCATGATGATAATTTTGATATGTTAGGGTGGAATTTTTATATGATGCCTGAATTAGCAGCAAGAGGTTTATTACTTATGGGTCAATTTTGGAATGGTGAAAAGCCAATCCGTAATAAAGATAAAACAATGCCTTACCCTGATTTATCAAAATTCCCGGTTTTTAATAAATAATTATGGAAAAGAAAGTAGCCATCATGCAACCTTACTTTCTACCCTATGTTGGGTATTTCCATCTAATAAATTCAGTTGATGAGTTTGTTATATACGACAATATCCAATATACTAAAAAAGGTTGGATAAATAGAAATAGAATATTAGTTAATGGGAGTGATAAAATAATAACACTTCCAATAAAAAAGGGTTCTGATTATTTAGATGTAAGTGATAGGTATTTAGCCGATAGTTGGGAACATGATAGAAAAAAACTATTGAATATAATCAAACAAAACTATCAGAAAGCACCATATTTTAGTAATATTTACCCCCTAATTCAAGATTGTATTATGGTATCTGAAATGAATTTATTTAAATTTATATTAAATAGTTTAAATAAATTAAACTCATATTTAGATATTAATACTAAGGTTACGGCATCATCAACACTTGATATTGATCATACTCTTAAATCCCAATCTAAAGTAATAGCTATATGTAAAAATCTTAATGCAAGTACTTACATAAATGCGATTGGGGGGCAAGATTTATATAATGTTCAAGATTTTAAAAATGAAGGACTAGATTTAAAATTTGTTAAATCCCCCCCCTTAAATTATAAACAATATAAAAATGAATTTATCCCTTGGCTATCAGTATTAGATGTCGTAATGTTTAATAAAAGACAGGATATAATAGATTATACAAATAAATATACTTTAATATGAAATGGAAGAAATTAGGTCAAGTTTTTGATCCAACAACTTGGAATGATGGAATTAATAGAGATTGGATGAAGACCCACTCTCAATCTGTTAGCACCTTAATTAAGGATGATTGTGTTAGGGTTTATTTTTCATGTAGACCTGATAGAGAACCAGATGGGAATATGACGTCAAATACTACTTGGTTAGAATTAGATAAAAATGATTTAACTAAAGTATTAAGAGTATCAGATAGTCCTGTAATGCCTCTAGGGGGTTTAGGTACATTTGATGAACACTCAATATATCCTACATCTATAATTGAGGAAAAGAATGAAGTTAAGTTATACTATGCTGGGTGGTATAGATGTAAATCTGTACCCTTTAATTGTGCTGTTGGTTTAGCCATCAGTAAAAATGGTGGTGACACATTTGAAAGATATGGTAAAGGTCCAATATTAGGACCATCAGCTAATGAACCTTTTGTTATTAGTGGGCCTAAAATAAGAAAATTTGGAGATGAGTATAAATTATATTATCTTGCGGGAAGTGAATGGATTAATCATAAGGGCAAACCTGAAATAGTATATAAAATTAGAATGGCGATCTCTAAAGATGGAATTAATTGGCTTAAAAAGGATACTAATATTATTGATGATGTTTTAGGAAAAAATGAATGTCAAGCAGGTCCTGATGTTTTTTTCAAAGATGGGAGATACCATATGTATTTTGTTTATAGAGAAGGATTTGAATTTAGAACACAAAAGGATAGAGGATATAAAATAGGATATGCTACATCTACAGATAGTACTTATTGGGAAAGAAAAGATCATAAATCCGGAATACAATATTCAGAGTCAGGGTGGGATAGTAAAATGCAACATTACCCACACGTGTTTAAGTTAAATAATAACCACTATATGCTTTATAATGGAAATGAATTTGGCAAGTATGGTTTTGGGCTAGCAATATTAGATAATGAATAAATCAAAAATATCTCAAATATCAAACCACCTGGAAAGGTGTAAAGATAGTTTTGTACCTAGTTTAGATACTTATTTAAATTTAGAAGAATACACCCAAAAAATCCATTCTAAAGCATTACTTTTTGAAAGATTTGATGATGGTGAATTGGTTGGGTTAATAGCAGCTTACACTAATGATGGGAAGTTAGGGTACATTACCAATGTAAGTATAACACCTGAATATCAAGGGTGTGGGTTATCATCATCTTTATTAAAAGAATGTATAAACTACTTTACACGTGAAGGATACAATTCTATTAATTTAGAGGTATTCATAGAAAATAAAAGAGCAATAAATTTTTATAAAAAAAATAAATTTAAAATAATAAAGAGGAGCCAAAAAACAATAATAATGGGAATAGAATTAGAAAGAGATTACAATAGTGAGTTAAAAGATACAAATGACCACAAATATGCTTATAACTTTGATTTTGATGTTATACACCCTTACATGATTAAGTCATTCAAACCCCACTTTGTAGAGGGTAATTGTCTTGAATTAGGTAGTTTTAAAGGAGATTTTACTAAAAGGTTACTTCCCCACTTTTCAAGTATTACTTGTGTAGAAGCATCATCAGTTGCTTTATCTGAATCTAAGAAAAAGTTAGATAATTATATAGCTTATAATCCAATTGAGTGGGTTGAAGGGTTATTTAATGATGTTAAATTACCCCAAAAGTATGATAATATTATATTAACTCATGTTTTAGAACATATAGATAATCCTATAGAATTATTAAACAAAATAAATACTGAATGGCTCTCAGAAAAAGGTAAATTGTTTATTGTTGTACCAAACGCCAATGCCCCATCAAGACAAATAGCTGTTAAGATGGGATTAATTGAACAAAACACCTCAATAACACCATCTGAAAAAGAACACGGACATAATATTACTTATACTTTAGATGTTCTAGAAAGCCATGCTACTAAATCAGGATTAAATGTTATAAATAGATCAGGCATTTTCTTTAAGGCATTAGCTAATTTTCAATGGGATCAATTACTCCAAACAGATATAATATCAAAAGAATATTTAGATGGTTGTTTTGCTTTAGGGCAACAATACCCAGATTTATGCTCTAGTATAATGTTAGTTTGTAAAAAAGGATAATATGAAAATACACATTTATTACAGACATGCTTCTAACTGTACAGTAAAAAATAGACCTAGTTGGTTTAGTTTTGAAAAATGTTGGGTAAATTTTCTTAAAACTATTGAGGGTAAAGATAATATTAATTTAACATTAGCTTTAGATGGTAATATTGAAGATGATTTTACAAAAAACTATAAAGATCAGTTTGATTTATTCTCTACTGACCATGGTTCAAGTTTGCTATCATATAGAGATTTATTAAAGCATATCCAAAAGGTAAAAATGGATAAGGATGATCTCATTTATTTTGTTGAAAATGATTACCTCCACTTAGATAGTTGGGTTAGTAAAGTATTAGATTTATTCTCATGTTATGATTCCTTAAATTATGTTTCATTATATGACCATAATGACAAATATATGTCAATATATGATAACTTAGTATCCAAAATATTCACATCTAAAACTCACCATTGGAGAACAACACCTAGTACTTGTGGTACTTTTATTATTACAAGAGATATGTTTGATAAAGACTATGATATATGGGAAAGTGCTGTTGGGGACCATAATACATTTACGTATCTTAACCAAGAAAGACAGAGATACGTCCTAACCCCTACACCAGGCCTATCAACCCACTGTATGGAGGGGTTAATGTCTCCTACAATTGATTGGGAACTTATTAATAAAAATAAAATAAAATAACAATTATGGATTTAGAAAAAACAATAAACTACCTGTATAATT